CACCACCTTGCCAGTTGAGCATAACGCTAGGCTTGGGCAATTTGTTCACTCATTTGCTTCAGTTATTCTCAAGCCAGCGTCTTGGTATCCGTTTGGTAAACCGCCATCTGAGTGGTGTACGCATATTCACACCCACTCCATGGCCGGCCAAATTGTTGGTGTAGGCGACTATAGCACCATGGATGCCACGCAGAATTACCTTGGCGCAGCTCTACTTCGAGCCACGCTTAAGGCTTCGTTTGCTCCTGTCTACCATCCCGAGCTTGATAAATTGCTCAATAATGAGACTGATGCTCGCGCATTTACTGCTCATGGACTAGAGTTCAACACTGCTAATAGTACGCTGTCTGGATCCTCCAACACCAGCAGCCGAAATAGTCTTATTAACGCATACGTGGCTTATACCGCCAAGCGTTATATGTTGGACCCGGCTACCGCTTTTCGCTCTATTAACTGCGATCTGTTTGGCGGAGACGATTGTTTGGTACGTGGCGTCGAGCCCAAACGTTTAATTAGTGTAGCCCGTAAATGTGGCATGACACTTGAGTTTGAGGCCATTGATCTACTCGAACCCTTCGGCCTGTTGGGACGAGTGTTCCCAAACATATTAACCAGCACTTGTTGTGTTGCTGATGTCCCACGCCAACTACGTAAATTGCATTTGACCGCCAGCCCAATTGCTGTTCCGGACATTGTTGTTGTCAAGCGAAAAGCTCTCGGCATCTTGCAAACTGATCCGAAAACACCGTTATTAGCTGATTGGGCCGCTGCAATTATACGTTTGTGTGGTGCTGACGTTCCTGATAAATACAAGCAGATGACTAATGCAGATTTGTCGTACTGGTCGCAGTTCGAGAGCCCGTTTGTTGGGCCCACTGTTGACGAGATGGCTACTTTAATTCGTTATTTTAGTAGACAGATGGATATTGATCCTAGCACTTATCTTAGTGTTATGGACCGGATTAATCGAGCCAAACGTTTGGAGGATATGAACGTTGGCGTTTTCTACAAGGTTACTCCTGTGGTTAAGATTACATCCGTTATAGGGCCCGACATTTACCATGGGCCCGCTATCTCTGGTCGTGATCCCCTCGACGTTCTTAACAACAAGAACGTCGTTAAACGTGGTGTTTGTCGCCACAGCGCCGCCGCCTGTCCATATGGCGAGCGCTGTCGCTTCAGACATGATTAGACTTCACAAGCTCACACATGTGTCGGGTCAGAGCACGCCTTCTGATCCAGAGTAAATTAATCAAACAATTGAAATGGTAACCCGACTAAATAAGAATAACAAGAAGAAGAAGGTGAAGGCCCCTGCGCGCCGAGCGCAGCGGTCTAGGGCGGCCAACAGCCACCCTGTGCCTACAGGAGCTCCAACTGTCATGCAGGTGCAACAATCTCTCCAACGGACTTCGTTGCGTCCTTCCCTTGGCAGCCACAATTATTTCCAATGTAGACTTAACCCCTACATGAGTAAAGGTGGTATGGGCATCCCTGATGGTAGAAACCAGAAGTATGTGGTTGTGGACCACTTCGTCGCTAACACTATTGCTGCTGTTACTTCGGCGGGGTTCATAATCGTCACCTTACCAATGTTGCCAGCAACCGCTGGCATAATTGGTCTGGGCGCCAATGGTGCATCTGACATTACCATCGATGGTAACGCCTATAAGAACGGCGCCATCGGTGGTGCTGGTGTACAAAGCGCTGCTTGGTACCCACTCGGTGTCCCGACTGAGTGGGCATCTACCATATCCTATCCAGGAAACTCCAATATTGAAGACCCGTATCAGAGCGCCTCAGCCCGCATCGTGTCAGTACACCGACGATTGGTGTATTTGTCACCTGCTGTGAGCGCTACTGGCATTATCTCCGTGACTCCGATGAAAATCGGTTTCGCGCCCGGACCCCAGTCCAACTCAACTACTACAGGTGCCGATCAGATAGTTGTCCAGATTTACAAAGCAGACCAATCTGGCGTACTGTCTACAGCGTCTGTTGGTACGAAAACCATTGAGATGGATTTGGGTGCTTCCCCTTCCATTTTCACGCGTGATACTTACACCACTCGTGTTGAAAATGGCGTTGAGGTAATTGGTAAACACTACGGCGATTCTTTTAAACTCAACCCAACGGCGGATACCCCATTCGCGTTGGCGGCCAATCAGCGCACATCCGCTGACCATGTGGCCGGCACTATTATAGTCAATTTCTTTTCATCCACCAATTCCAATGGTTCGGGCATCGGACCATATCCAACTGGGATCGTTTGGCATGATGACGATTGGGAGTCGCAGCAAATCGTAGTCACTGG